GATCTCACGAATATTCTCTGGAACACTTTGGCTTGTAGTAGCGCCATCAGTCCAACCGGCGCCAAATACAGTAATTGGAGTAAGCAATGATCGTAGTTCAACTACAGCTTTTACACCGCTAGTAGTTTGATTGATCCTATCAATGGCCGCCTTTAATATTATAGAGGTTACAGAACCTCCGGCATCTACATAATTAAGAGGAGTATTAACTGCATTCCACACTGAAGCCAAACCAGCAAATACCTTACCCATGTAATAATCGCGTAGTTTCTCCATTGCCTCTGCACGAATACTTTCCACAGTACCTAACTCACCAGAATCTAGTTCCCACTGGTTTGCTGTTATCTTAGTATCAGCGCCATCAAGAATATAATTCATTCTTTCTGATACGGTGATCTCAGATGCCAGATGGATTGCGCCTGGTACTAATGTATGAACCTTAATTCCTTTGCGAACCTTTTTTATTAAAGAGTCGCCTGGATTCAAATTACGAGTATTTAACAACATACCGACAAAATCGGTCGTAATATGATTTGGTTCAACATACTCAGTAATAAGTTCCGCTAGAGCATCTCTCTTATTTTTATCCTTCATCAATGAAGCGATGCTTTCCTTTAATTTAATATCATCCATGTTAAAAATTTCCTCCAAAATTGGATTATTCTACTCTAACAGTAAGTTTATGAGTAGAACTATCATATCTTTCAGTATACCCAATAACTCTGTCATCAAAAGTAGCTTGATACTTGGCCTTACCGGCCTCTCCGGCACCGTCCTCAGCAGTATTAGCTACTATAATAGCAGCACCTGGTTTAATAATATCATCACTTGCAATATAACCATTAGAGGGGATTGTAAAAGTGCCCTCAGTAAATGCTAACGATGGAATACCAGAAGGTATGGTCTGAGAATCCTGATAACCAGGATAAGTTAATCTAACTTTTGCATCAAAAGGTACGTTTGCACTTTGATCAAACCCACCACGAAAAGCCCAGGCCAGTGAGGGCTGTGGTTCATAATATGGGGGTGTACGATTATCTACAGCCCAAGTAATAATGAACTTAGCTCTTTTAGCTTCATCGGCAGTATCCGGTAGTTTAACTCCGGCCAAGTCTTCACGGCTACCAAAGTCATAAGTAAAACCTTGTGTGGTCAAAAGAACAAAGCGGCCTTCAGTAATGTCTTCAGTAGGTATAACGCCTACTGTGTCCTCAAAACGATTAATTTCCATGTTTTAATTGTCTCCAAATAATTTATTTCTTTAATTTTCTATCTTTAAGCTCTTTGGCTAATTCCTCTATAGATAATTCCTCTATGGAATCTTGGTTAAGAGGCGGGAGATTTCTCTTATCTTCTGATGCTCTACCTTCTTTCTTAGAGAAAGATATTAGGTTCTGAATCATGAAATCAAGAGAACCCTCATCAAAAGATAGAAATTCTTTTTTGTTCTCTTCAAAATAGTTAACTGGTCTTTCTAGACCGGCTTTAACAAATTTATCCTTAATTTCAGAAAGTTTCTTTTTAGATGCCTCTTCTTCTTCTATAGATTCTTTATATTCACGCAGCGATTTCAACTCGTCTTCAGCAGCCTTAGCACTGCCTTCAAGTTCCGCAACTTTCTTCTCAGTCTGCGCCAGAATAGAATCTTTTCCAGATAAAGAAGCCTTTAATTCAGAAACTTCCTTTTGTAATTTCTCTAGCTCGTCCAACTTTGTATCCTCCATATTAATATTATCTTGCTCTTCAGCAAGGGCTTGTGATAACAATTTATTAGCTCTTTTGGTCAACGGTTTTTTATCCTTAATGCTTTCATCAACAGAAATAGCAGAAATGGATTCTCTAATGAGTTCTGCATCTAACTTCTTATCTTTGTTCATGTAAGGAAATTTCTTTTCGTCCTCTAAAAGAAAATGCTCTTTAGGCAATTCATCAATATATGCTTTGCTACCTTTTGCAGCAAGGGCCAACATTGGAGTCCTTCCAGCATACGCAGGTCTCCCAACAATATTCACTCCTTGCAAAGTAGTATTTAACAAATCACTTATACCATTTTCACCTTTCTTTGCGTCCTCATAAAGAATTTCCCAAGACATATTAATCGGGACTTTCTTTTTCATATTACTTTTTAGAAGATCTATGTCCTTAGGTCTTTCTTTTGACCAAAGGGCAGCAATGGCCTTGATTTGATTTTCTACCTTTTTGAGGTGTGTAATAACCCCTATAGGAAAGGAATCCTCGTGTCCTTCTTTTATGCTACCATATGCCATTTTTATTGGCATAAAGATTCCAGTTCTTATAATATTATCAAATTCTTCTAACGGAATTCTTTGTTTATTTTTATTTGGTTTATCGTCCGTTAGGATGAATTTAGCCCAAGTGACAGCAGGATTAATTAGAATTGAAGCAAAAGCCTCTTTTTCTTCTTCTAATAATTCACTTTCACTCATTAATTGTATAACATTTGTGTTCATTGTGTTCATATTTACAAATATAATACCTCTTATTGTCGTAATAATTATACATTACTTTTATGAATTTGTGTCAAGACTTGGATTAAATTTTCATTAATACAGTATTATAAATAGTTGTTCTATTATTTTGTTACTGTAGAAACATTGTTATTCTTATCAGGTTGACTTAGAATGCTTGTACTGGGAGCCCTACTAAAGGGATTTTCACCAAACGTTGGCACTTTGGCCGCCTCTAATTGTTCTTGTTCTTCTTTTCTCTTTGCAAGTTGATCTTTAAAGACATATCCTAAAGCATCAGCATAATCCTCCCTACTTAAAGCACCTGCCTGAAATAGTTTATCCAGAGTACCAACAAATACTGCAAAATCATGCAGATTAATTGGCTCAAAATTAATCTCTGGAATTGATTTAAAATTATTTTCTTTAGAGATCTCATCAACAATATAACGAATAGTTTTTAATATTTTCTCCCTAAAGTTTTCCATAGTTTTCACTGGGGACATTGCCGCATATTCTGGGATCGAAGTACCAGTTCTTTGTGACTCTCCTGTGATCAATATTCTAGGAAAACCTAATGCAAAAATAATTTCCTCATTAATATCTTGATATTTGCCCTCATTCAATAAAGAGGTAATATCGGGGAATACCCAATTTAAATTTACAGTATGATCTGTGAATAATTGGAAAATATTTTCAACCTCCTGGGTTCTAGTATTCCGCATGAATAATTGATTCTTAATGGCATTTAGTCTTTCCACATCTTCCTCAGAATTTGTCAATGGATATTCATCATTACCTATCTTTATTTGAAGAATTGCACTTAAGACCTTAACGGCCACAGAATAATCCATTCTGCGTAGATTTCTCTTATGTTTTAATGGATCAATTGCAGCAGTTAAGTAGGGAGTGGGATAAGGCCCATCTGTAACTACTCTCCTGCGAATTATTAAATCGTTACTATTGTCTAAAATAAATTCTCTTTTTCCTTTATGTATATCATCCACAAATGATGGGTATAGGGCAAGTATTCTTGCATAAGCTTCTGGATCTGAGGTTCCATCTCCAAAAGATCCTTTAGTAAGAACAAAAGAAATCAGCTTCTCGGACGGTCGAGCAAAATAAGATGGAGAATCTGGATCAAAAGTTTCCTTTATTTTTATAGTACATGGGTTTCTGAGCCACATGTTTTTGGGTAAAATTAAAGAATCATATTTCTTTACATTAATGCCCATACTTCTCATCTCATCTTTATTAACAACAGCAAATTTAATTTCTGGTACAACAAAACCAGAAATTAAATATTCTAGCGCCATTTTTTCAGCAAATTCTTTTAATCTTACTGCTAATCCTTTGAATATTCTAAATTCATTATCTGACAAGTTTTCTTGAATAGGTATTAATTTATTAATACCAATATCTACTAATTTATTAAGCGTAGTAGAGGTTAGAGCATCCTTTCTATAGAAGAATCTAGAATCTTCAACCAATTTAACATATTCTTTCCATTCGCTGGGTCTGAATTTCGTTGATTCAGAAATCTTCCATGGATTGGGATATTGGGGCATTGGAGCAGTAAGAAATTCTGCTGAGGCCAGGTTTAATTTCTTTTCAGAAGAAACATTTCCTGTTTTTGTTTGTGTTTTATTTTCCATATTTTTATATCCAACTTGGTAACATTAATCTTTTCTTTTCTCTTTTACCAAGTACAAATTCATTATTTAAGTAGTATGCAGTAGTGGCACAAAGTAGGGCTGAAGTGAAGTGATCTTCACCTCTTTTTCCCCCATGCACAGTCAATGTCTTATAGACAATTTCCCCCGTTGGGGTTTTACTATATGTCATTCTTTCCAGTTCAGTAATCATTTCATAATCAGTAGACGAATAAATTAATCTGTGATTATTTGAATAATCTTGTAAAACAGTTACAGCAAAGGGCTTGGTTTTAGATTTTATTTCATTTCCATCTGAGTCTGTTCCCAAGACCAAAGAGGATGAATAATCAATTGGAAAGATTATCTTATGATAATCCCTATGAATATAATCTTTATGTTCCAAAAGGTTCTGAATAACTGAGATTCCGGCCGATCCCTTATCTATTGCTATTATAGATGGCCCATATTTGCCATATAAAATATCTATTAGCTTTTCCTGTATTGGATAAGATACTTTGGTCAACTCTATCCTGGCATGGAATTTTATCCTTCTATAATGATCTAAATAAAGAATAACAATGCAGGTCGGATCAGTATTTCCTTGTATAGCCACTTTGCCATTGCGTCTAGTTACATAAAATCCGGTGTTAGTTTTCAAGCAGTATATCTTTCCATCATAATCTATTTCTTTAATATTATTGTCTCTACAAAGCATATTTTCTTGCCTATTCATAATAGAACATTTATACATGCCCTTATAAAGACCCATAGTAGAAGAATATCCCAAAGATATGGCAAGTCTTTGTATTTGATCTACCAGAATTCTGGATTGACTATTGTATTGTGGTGATCTTTCTGTATCATTTACTCTTGAACCATCGCCCATTAATAAAGTTCTTAGAAATAGTTCTTGATCTTCTGTGGAACAATCAAAAATAAAGCTTGGAATCTTTTTATTTTCGGAGTGGATACCGCAGTTATCTCTAAGCCACAAACATAATTCTTTACACGTAATCTCCCAATTAATTTGTTTTTTACCACATTGTGTTATAAATTCTTTTCTATTAACAGTAAATGGGAGTTGATTAAACATATTATCTATTATGTCAGAATATTCTCCAGCCGACTGTGTAATATCTACTTCCCAACTTCTATTTGCTGTTGCAGATCCCTCAGAGATAAACCATCCTAAAAATTGCAACCACAAACTCATTTTTACTTCT